GGATGGCGACATATATATTTTATAGCGCACCCTTCCGGAAAAAGCAACCTATTCTCTACAACAAATTTACTGGGCTGAATTTTAAAATTCTGATAGTGTTGTCCGCCAATTTGTTTATCCCAAACACTACTCATTTCTTTTTCTCCCCATATTCTTTACACTCTTTCATTATTTTAGACATAGGTGCTTTTTTTCCATAAATTTTCTCATAAGTTTCTTTATAGGCTTCAGCTCTTGTTGTGGTTTTACCATTGATAGTTGTAGGTCCCTCCCACGCTTTTCTTTTTGATTTTCCTTTACTCATATGTTCATCTATTTTTCCTTTCACTATAGTCTATTATTATTTCTCTATACATATCTCTCCAATGTTTTTTTAAATGTTCTTGGTATTTAATATTTTTTAAACATTTATTTATTATTTCAATTTGAGCAATATTAAGTTTTACATCATATACACCAGGTTGATTCCAATAACTTCTTTTCCATCTTTTACGAGTTCCGGTTTTTTCACTTGTACCATAATCACCATAATTTCTGATTTCTTTTTTTAAATCATTTATTATTTCATTTATTTTTTTCATAATATATAAGCTTTATCAAAGTCTCTTGGATCTAAGACGTGTAATTCACGCTTCGCTCTCGTCGCTCCAGTATAAAATAATCTATGTAATTCATCTGGATCATAGCTAAATGTTTCAAGAGCGGCGTTAGTTATATCTTGCATCAATAAAACTTTATCTGCTTCACCGCCTTTCGCACCGTGGATGGTTGACATTATTATACGAGGATTCTTGTTTAATGTTTCGCCGTTCGCCCTCATGTTACGAATGTAATTCTCTGTGATAGGATCCAGTCCCTCAAAAGATTCATACCAGACTTTATCATTAATCAGTCCGTGTTTTTCTTCACATTCTTTAAGACTATATTTATCTTCGGAATGCAAAGTTTTTCCTTTTCTAAATCCTTCTAAAACATTAGCGCCTAGATACTCATAAACATTTTTAATTTCTAAATAATTTAACATTTCGCCCTTACGCCAGGATTCCCAATTATTTATAGCCAATAATAATTTTAAAGGAATAGAATTCCTACCTTTGTACTGGTAATACCAACCTTGTAATTCACATAAATCTTTAGCATCATCTAAAAAATAGTTTGCTGAAGATAACACTAACCAATTTCCTTTACTCATATCTACCTGGGTAATGTCAGAATATCTTTTTAAAATACCTATCTCATCCCTGGGTTTATATGTTTTCTCAAATCTATTCTGTACTTTACCTATTATTTTTTGAGACAATTCGTGAATAGGTCCTCCAGGTATACGATAAGATTGGTCTAATGTTTTAATATCATCTACTTCTTCTTTTAATGCTATGAAGTGATCGACATCTGCGCCAGCCCATTTAAAGATAGCTTGATCATCATCGCCAGCTATGTAAGTTTTTTCTGCGCGACTCCATATCTTTCTCACCATGTCCCATTGTAATAAAGACAAATCTTGCGCTTCATCTATAAATAAAACTTCAAATTTATTATGTGACTCTTTAGCTATAAAGTCTTCCAATAAATCATTAAAATCTTTTAATCCTTTTTCTTTTTTAAATCTTTGAAGTTCTTCCGCTAATAAAAATAAAGTATTTCTTTCTATATCTAATATATTTTTTCTGGAATCATAATATTCTAAAAGATCCATTCTCTTTACTGCTGCCGTATTAATAATTGTAAGATATTCATTATCAGAATTAAAAGTGCCATCACCTTCAGAAAATCTTGCTACTTTAATAGGGATGCCACATTTTTCCCCAAAGTCTTTATAATCATCCGGGCCCATCATTTTTTCTTTGGTCATTCCTAATTGATTGAACGCATAAGAATGAAGAGTTCTAAAAAAGGCTAGATCATTATCAATGTCTAATCCAAACTTATTGGCGGCTCTCGTGGCGGCTTCGGTTGCTGCTTTCCGTGTAAAGGAAAAATAACCTATTTGCTTAGGCCTGATTCCTTGTTTTATAAATTCGTCCACTAGGTTTAACAGCGTCGTTGTTTTGCCTGTTCCCGGTGGTCCTAATATTATTGTTTTCATAATTTTCTAATCTATTACTTGTATACTTCTTGTTTTCCCTGGTAATTTTCTTAACCATCCTCTTTGTTCTAATTGTTTTATTTTTGTATAAATACCACATTTAGATTTTAAACCTACAGCCACCATCATTTCATCATAAGACGGTGATATAGTATTTTTACTAATATAATTGTTAATAAAATTAAAAAGTTTTAATTGTTGTGCAGTTAAACCATATTTCATAAAAATGTTACCCATATGTAAAGTGCTGTCCAAAGTGTTATTGTTAATAAATCCATTCTTGCCGCCATTAAAAATCCTCTTGTTGGTACTCCACTTTGGAAACAGACGCTTCGGTTTGTTTCATTGTTTTTATTTTAATTAATCTTGGTTGTTGTTTTTTGATTCTTACTCTTTCTTCTTCGACAAATATATCTTCACCATGTCCTTCTTTCACAGTTAATCTTTTTAATAAATTTCCTGTATAAGTTTTATCTTTTTCCCAATGATTTCTTTTACAGAAATTATAAAAGTCTTCCATTCTAAAATAGGTAAATTCTCTTTTCTCATCTGTGTATGGTAACTTATTAAATATATCATCCATAGTTCTTGCTGATTGTCTATTAGTTGTCCAATCTTGTAAGAGTCCTGTTATTTCATTTTCTGGATTTAAAGATTCTAATGGTTCTACTTCTTGTAGACCCTGCATCATTGGTTTTAAAAAATGTTGTTTCCAATCTTTTGGTTTTGGAATTGGTACAATTAAATTAGCTTGATCCAAACACGCGAGTGCAAATAAATTAGGACTATAAAGCTGTTCTGATTTTAATTCCATTCGCTTTTTGTTTACATTTAAAAACCACTGTGGAGGATTAGAAGAATATTTTGTTAAACTTCCAAGGATTGGCATCTCTTCTTCTCCATAACCTACACCAAATCTTTTTGTTCTACATAAACCTGCTTGACATACTTCATTGATGGGAGCATCTTTACATCTATATTTGTCATAACCTTTTCTGTTTACTGATTTAATTAATTGTTGAACTTCATTATTACTTAATGCTGGTTCCATATACTGATGATTTGCTTTTACAATGTCGTCTTCCCAGGAATCTGGTTTTGATTGTTTATAATAAACTGCAATATTAAATAATGCATTATTCCTTGAGCCCTCCCCAAAACCAATTGCTGCTAGTTTATTTAAACAAGGAGGACCTCCGGGAAATGATTCTTTTATTTTTTTCTCTTCTGTTTTGATTTGTTCCACCTGATCCATTCGTAAAGAAAACTTATCATAGAGCTGATAAAATTCCTCAAGTGTACAACCGGCGCCATTATCGTTGATCGCATAACGCAGTCCTTTCATTTCATTAAAGTAGGGTAAATTTAAAAAGTTCCCAGTGTCCCCACGTTCCACTAGAATTTCTGTTTGTTTTGGAAAAATTTCTGAGCCTTCATATCCAAGTATGATAGACATTTGTTTTAATTTTGATTGCATCAAAGATGCTGGGATATTTTCTTTTGTAAATAAAAAGACGTGTGCTCCGCCAGATTTAGATCGGCAGACTATTAATGGGAGATTAAGTTTTCTAATACTTTGTACGAGGCTAAGGTGGTCAAAATTATATTCGTCAATATCAATACACCCCCAACGACAACTATTGTCTTCAGTAATAGGGATGATGCCGAGTGCTGGGCCTTTGCCTTCAAGGTGGTCGCTCCATAAAGAATCGGTAACGTCCCCCCTAACAATAAAAGCCTTACCTTTTTGTTTTCCGTTCTCTCCTCGCTCCCCGGGTTGGTATTGTCCATAAGCGATTTCTAATCCTGAAAATATTGATTTAAATTTATCCATTATCATTTCTCAATTCTTTGTAAAGGGGGAAGTTGCCTTCCCCCTTATATTTATTTAGTAAGGAGTTGCGTCACTTACTTTCTCTTCTACATCAGCTTTTGTTTGAACGCTCCCTTTAGATACATTACCTCTAAATTCTTTTGCACTTAAGTACAAAGATTTATCGTCCTGACCTAAAATTCTGTCCATGTTCACCACCCAACCATACCAAGAACCTTTGTCATTCTTTTGTAAAGTAGATAAAAGATTGTAAACAACACCTTGCATAGGTGGTATTGCAAATCCTCCTTTTCCATCAGGTATTTGTGTAGTTTTCATCATAGAATTCCACTTTTTACTAACATTTAGTTGTGTGGATTTCATGGTAATTAAAGCGGGTGTATATCCACCAGTTTTAGTTTCTACCATAACAAAGTAAGAGGCAGTCTCTTCCAAATAGTTACCATTTGGTAATCTAATTTTAGATCCTTCTCTCTTACCAGTTGCGATTACCGGACTGTTCGGCATATGGACAGCCACTGGAGCACCAGGACCATCCCCTCTATCCGACCATTCTGGATAATCTTTTTTATAGTAACAAGGAATAACCTTGATACCTGTTTTACCATCGTATAAGTCGCTGGTAACAGTATTATAGATCATACCAGGTTTGGCATCCTCTATATACTTTGCATCACCATCAGTTACCTGTGGTGATAGTTGTCCCAAGATTCTGACAAATGGTAACGCAAGATCGTCCTGCGTCATATTTTCAAAACCTTTGGATGCGTCATCTCCGAACAATGCCAGAGAGCCGCTTTCTTTAGCTTTTATTTCATTAGCCATTATACATTCTCCATTAGTTATTTCCGGGTTATTTTAGTTCTGTCTTTAATCCATGTATTAAAGACCTCAGAAGGCATATCGAGCCCGGACTCGATACGCTCCCTGAATAGGGCAGTTAATGTTGCCCAAGCCACATCAGATTTCTGCTCTGGCTCAAACCCATTATCCACCGCAAGGTTCAACAATTGTTGCGCCTTGTCATCTTCTCCTTTTCCAAAAGTTACAAAGACATTGTTTTTAATAATATCTCCTAACCCTTGGTCACGAAGCCATTTATAGGCTGCAGTTCTCTTGTCTAAATCTTTAGGAAGAGTGCACCTAAATTCTTTTTTAACAGCAACTTTTGATCCATCAGCTAATTTAATTTCTGACAAACCCTGTTCTGCTAATAATTCGGGAATTACGCGAGAGCCAATATCATCAGCCTCCGCTTTTTTATTTTTGAGTTGCTCTTCTAATTGTGCAATCTCATCTTCTTTACCTTTTAATTTTACACATTCCTGTGCAATGGTAGTTACTTCTACATTATCTAGAAGATCTTTAGCATCTTCTAACATCATATTTCTTACGTTACTCATTTTTATCCTTTCTGATACATATCTACTTCAAGTGGATAGTATCTATATTCACGTTTGTCCCACTTCAACATATTAAACTGTCCATTAGTTACTTCACTCACAACCGCAGTTGAAATTCCTATTATAACAGGATCTCCTACAGCAAGTAAATAATCTTCCTTGCGAAAGTCTCGTAAATTCTTTTTCATCTTCTGCACATAAGGAGCAGTAGAAAAAATTGCTTGGTCCCTATTGGGTAAACAAATTACAAGATAACCATAATCAGACGCACTTAATATATTTATGTTAGGCGCTGGTTGTTGTATCACATAAACAAATTTTTCTTTAGGATTGCTTTTATTAAATTCTAAAAAGCTTGCTAAAGAATCTGGTTTATATAATTCAAATATTTTATTTTTCATTTCTTACTTCTTGACATCTTATATAATAGTGTTTATATAATTGTCAACTAGAAA